GTCCACGGCCGCCGCGAGCTCGCTGCCGTCCGTATCCACCCGCCCATACAGTGGATCCCCCACGATCCCGAGCAGCCACGGTTCACCCGGAGTGCAGTTGAACACGATGTCCCACTCGAATGGGGACGCCATCGTCTCCTGGTAGCCCTGGACGATCAGCTCCACATCACCCGGTGCCACCCACAGGGGCGGGTTCCGGATGACGAGCCGGTCACCGACGTCCACCGCAAGGATCTGGTCCAGCAGTTCCGGCGGGGCCGCGTGGACCATCACCCGTACCTGCGGATACCGGCGCCCCTCAAAGGTGCCGTGGTGTAGCCGCCAGTACGCCTGAGGCTCCGTCTGGCTGTCCTCCGCCAGGTTCAGTGTCACCTGCGACGGATACGGGCCCACCCCATCCGGCGGCGCCAGCACCGACAGGGCGCCCTCCTCGAGGACCGCCCGCGCCGACGACCCGTTCGTCCGGGTCACCGTGACGTCGTTCTCCGTGCCGTCGTCGTCACCCGTCGGCTCCAGCGGTGGCGCCAGACCCTTCTGCGTGTAGTCGAGCACCAGCGCCGGCGTCTGGTTGTACATCGTCGTCCGGCCCCGGTACACGAGCCGCAGCCGCTCCCGGTCCTCGTAGAGGATGCCGCCGTCGGCGTCCGCCGCCTCCTCCAACAGGCTCAGGATCGGGCTGGGGGTCTGCGGGCCTACCCGCTCCTGCTCGTCGACAGGCCCGTACACGCCGACGGGGTAGGTCTCCTCGTCGGCGAGGCGCTGCATGCGCTCGCCCGCAGTCTCCCCCGCGTACGCCTCATCCGACCCCTCGTAGATCGTCACACCCGGCTGCGACGCGGAGGTGCCGCCGACGTCGAACGCGGACAGATGCCCGACAGCCATGCCCCGGAAATCGCTGCCCCACGAGCCGCGGACCGTGGTGAGCCGGCCCGGAGTGCCCGTGTAGGGGGCGAAGGCCGCCCACCACAGACCCGTCACGACATCACGCCAGGCCAGCGACACGTAGGTCTGGGATCCGTTGTAGTAGGAAAAGATTTGCAGGCGGTTCCACACGCCGATGAAGTCGCCGCGGCCGTCGCCCGTATTCGTGAAGAACGCGACGACGGCGCCCTCACTGTCCAGGGCCTCCACCTTGATGGCGGCCGTGGATACGCGTGCGCGCACCCGCGCGACGCCTCCGGCCCCCGGGCTCAGCCGCAGTTCCAGCATCGTCTGTTCGGTCGCTGGGAGCGCATCCAGCTTGTACACCATCTCTACGTGCCAGCCGCCGGACGCGGCCCCCGGCACGACGCCGCTCAGCGACGCGCTGTCCCCCAGTACTGGGAGCGCCTCGGAGCTCGGGAGGGAACTCTCGGAGGCGAACTCCATCCCGCCCACCACCAGCGGCGGACCGCCATCGAGAGCGGACGCGGCGCGCGTCGCCGTCGTGCCGTCCTCCATCGGCCAGTACGCCAGCGGCTGCCCGGACGGGATACGCCGGCGCAGCGTGGACTGCAACGCGCTGCCACCGCGCTGGAGGCGTCGCAGCACCCCGGACGTGGTGGCCTCGACCCAGGCGTGCTTCCCGGAGGGGTGCCAGCGGACGGGGTAGGCGGCGAGTTCGTGGATCAGGCGGGTGCGCCGGTTGGTGATCGCGGCGTCGCCGGTCACGGTCCAGGTGCGGCCCGCACTGTCCGCGAAACTCGTGGTGCCGTCCGGCTGCGCAGTGAAATCCGGCGAGGCAACCACAGTTCCGTCGATGCCGTCGCGGACCTCGGCCCGGTAGCAGCGCCCGGCGACGGCCCGCCGGGGCGGGCTCGCGTCCAGGTGCTCCGGCGCGATCGTCAGCGGCGCCGTGGTCGCGAAGATCGGCGCGGCGGCGGCGACCACCGCCGTAGCGCCGAGCTGCGTCCACGGCCCGTCCATCGACGCAGCCCAGTACAGGCGGATCGTCCAGCTCGCGCCGACCTCCACCGTGCCCCGCAACGCGGCATGCCGAGGCAGCACCGGCAGCGGCCTACCGGCGAACGCGCCGCCCGTGCCGTCCGTGGTCACGTGCACGGCCACGAGGCCGTCCTGCAGCCGCAGATGGTAGGACCGGTTCCCGGCGGCGCCCCACTTCCCGATGAGGATCTGCGAGTCCGCGCCGTACCAGTCCGCCTCGCCCTCCCACCGGATGTCCAGGTTCGTCGTGATGTCGAGCGCGGCAGCGTCCGGCGTGCTCGCGTTGCTGCTGCCGGAGCCCGGCAACTCCAGCGCCGGCGTCCCCGCCTTCACGGACAGCCGGAACGGCGTGTTGCGGCCGAACTGGCCGTAGTACGGGCCCATCGGGTTGTCCGGGGAGAACTGCCCGTTCGTGTTGTTGAGGAGCGGCTGGAGGGTGGCAGGGTCGACGCGCGCCCCCTGGTCCTGGCGGCCACGCTGGTGCGTGAGCGCCTGCCGCTTCAGCAGCTGGCCGGTGGCGTCGATCCACTCGCCGCCGATCAGTAGCTCCCCCCGCACGTCGAACCCCGCCACCACCGCCTCCTAACCCCGGCCCTTGCCGAATGCCCGCTGCACGTTGCCGCCGCCCTTGACCGCGACGGTCTCCCGGATGATGTGCGTCAGCAGCGCCTCGATCCGCCCGCCCGCGCCCTCTTCGACCTTGAGGACGACGGTCTGCGGCTGCTGCATCCCGGCCGCCGCTGTGGCGCCAGGCAGGGTGCTCACGCCCGGCCGCGCATGCGACGGCAGCGTCAGCGGCGGAAGGCCCCCGAGCACACCCGCCATCTGCGTACGCAGCCGCGGCGCCTGCGCGTCGATGCCCTTCTGGAAGCCCTCGATCAGGGCCCGGCCGGAGTACGTGGTGTAGCCCGTCCCGGAGAACGGGCCCTCCTTCGCCGGGCTGAAGGGGAACAGGTTCCGCACCGACGACACCACCGAGCGTGCGGCGCTCTTCGCCGAGCCGATCATCGACTTGATGCCGTTGATGAAACCTCTGATCAGAGCCTGGCCAGCCGACCGCAGGACACCGCCGAGGTTGCCCAGAGCGGACCGCGCACGGCCGGGGAGGCCGCGCACCCAGTTCACCGACTCGGTCAGCTTGCTGCGGAGCATGGAGACCAGCGCGCGGCCCGCCTCCGATGCCCGCGCCCGCAGCCGCCCGGCGAGCCCGGACAAGGCGGCCGACACGCGGCCCGGCAGGCCGCGCACCCATGCGACGAGCTGCCCCCACTTCTCGATCGCCCAGTCCTTCGCCTGCCCGAACCATCCGGCGATCTTCCCCGGCAGCTCCCGGAACCAGCCGACCTTTTCGATGATCCAGTCGACGGCGGTACTGATCGCGGACCGTACGGCCGCCCACACGGCCTGCACGATGTTCCGGAACGTTTCGCTTTTCTGGTAGGCGATGACGACGACCGCGATCAGGCCGACGATCAGGGCGATGATCAGGCCGATCGGGGATGCCATCGTGATCGCCGACCACAGGGCCTGAGCAGCCGCCCACGCCCGCGTAGCCGCCGCCACGATCCGCGTGTACAGGCCGTAGGCCTTGACCGCCAGAGTGATCGCCGCGAACCCCGTCGCGATGCCCATGAGGACGTCAGGCGGGACCTTGTTGATCAGCTCGGCCAGCCACGTCGCGACCTGCGCCGTCACCCCGAGCAACGGCGACAGAGCTATGAACAGCTCCCCCGCAGCTGTGGCGAGGGTGCCGAGGGTCTGACCGCCCTCCCGAGCGAGGTCCAGGAACTGCGCGAACCCCTCGGAGTCCTTGAGGGAGGAGCCCCAGTCGGCGAACGCGGCGGTCATCTCCACCAGGCCGCCGGTCATGTCATCGCTGACCGGGAGGAACGCCTGCAACAGCCCGCCGAACCCGATCGCCAAGTTCTTGATGACGTCCAGGAAGTCCTTCAGCGCCGGTCCGGCAGCCGCGGACATGTCCGCCGCCCACTCCTTGAACCCGGCCCCCTTCACGCCAGCGGACACCTCGTCGAGGAACCCGCCGAACGCGGCCGCGGCCCCCTGCACGAACGGCGTCAGGGCGGGGAGGAGGTCCCGCAGCAGCTGAATGCCCTTGGTGAAGACGGGCATCGTCGTGCCGCTGAGCGAGTCGGACCAGGCCGAGAAATCGGATTTCAGGCCGATGAACGACTTCGCGGTCTGCTGCGTCGCCGGCGGAAGCTCCTTGAGCGCGTCGGTATACGCCTTCTGCTTCTCCGCCGCGTCCGCAGCCCCCGACGCGGCAGCCTTCTGCGCCTCCTCGGCGAGCGTGGCGACATCCTGGACGCCCTGCCACTGTTGGCCGGCAGCGAGCGTGAACGCCTTGACCGCGATACCGGCAGCGGCAGCGCCGGCCGCCAGGCCCAGCAGCCCGGCGCCCACTGCGGTGACCGCAGGCAGGCCCACGCCGAGCGCGCCCAGCGCCAGGCCCACCTTCTTCACGGCTGGCGCGGCCATCTCCGCGTGCGCGCGGATCCCGTCCGCGAGCCCCCGCCCGGCCGCCTCGCCCTCGGTGATGAACCGGCCGCGCAGGTCCTGCAGTCGGCCCTCAGTGTCGCGCTGGAGGCCACGCATCCGCAGCTGTGCGTTGCCCAGGCCGCGCACAAGGCCCTCGTCGTCGGCCCGGATGAAGCCGACGAGTTCGCCGATCGAGAGGGACACGGTGCACCCCCCATCAGCGCGCGAGCGCTATGCAGTTGTTGTGCTGATCACCGGTGCAGTGCGGCCCGGATTTGCGCGTCGTCGTCGACAACGGACACGAAGTCGGCGGCCACCTGCCGCCATACGGCCTCGCCGCTCAGGCCGGAGAGCAGGGTGTAGAAACGCCGTCTGGTCAGGCGCGCGATGTCTTGCGGGCCGTACCGGTACTCGCGCGCGAAGTCGGCTTCGACCGCCCACCACCAGCGGCGGACCGCTTCGCGGGTGCGCCAGTCGCCCGCCGCGTCGCCCGGTTCGGCCCCTTCGGTTTTCCCAGGCCCTCCCCCGAGCGGACCATCTCCAGCGCCTCCGCGAAGGACAGGTCGCGGCCGCCGGCCTGCGCCATCCCCCACGTGAGCACCGTCTGCAGCTCCAGCATCCCCATGCCCGCGTCCATCCACTGCTCGAGGACGTCCCGCCCGAAGAGCAGGGCCAGGAGCTCGGCGAGGTCCTCCTGGGCGTCGGAGTCGCGCAGCTCGTCGACACGCTTCTCCAGCGCCATCGGTACATCCGTCGGCACGGCGACTTCGACGCCGCGGATGACCTCGGTACGGCCGCCGGACGCCTCAGCCCAGAACGCGTCCCACGTCTCGTGCCCGGCTACGGGCTTGCGTGCGGGGCTCAAGACTTGACCGCCGTGGTCGACGCGCCGGACCGGGTGAACGTCGCGGACCACGAGGTTTTGTCGTTGTTCCCGCCGCCCTGGTCCCCGAGGTTGACGTGCGCCGTCCACACCTCCCAGGAGGTGTCCTCCTTGTGCGCGAAGCGGACCCGTCCCAGGGAGTCCTCGCCGAGGAGCTCGGACAGCTCCTCCACGAGGGCCTGGCCGGGGTCCAGGGCGCCGGTGGCGTCGTCCCGCAGTCGGAAGCCCTCGATCTCCAGCTCCTTGCCGAGCTGCATTTTCTGCGACTCGGCCTGGCCTTCGGACGCGAAAGTGGTGGTGTCGGTGGTCTCCTCCTCGTGGCTCTTGGAGAAGGTGTTGATGCCGCCGATCGCGACCCAGGTGTCCGGGGTGTCCGGGTCCTCGACCTCGAACTCCACGTCCCTCGCGTTGTACTTCTGGAGCGCCATGGCGCTGCCTCCTTCGGGCATGACGAACTGCCCGCAGCGGTCGCCGCCCGGGCTGGATAAGGGGTTGGGGTCAGACGCGGTGCGCCGTGACGGAGCGGATCTCCGCGCGGAAGTTGCACACGTGCTCGTGCCGTCCGTTCGCGTCCTTGCCGAGGGCCGCAGGACCGTGCTGGAGGGCCACGCACAGAATCAGGCGCGTACCGTCCGGCAGGACGATCGGGCCGAGCCCGTGAAGCTCCTCGTAGATCGCCCGGCAGCGGTCGCGGGACACGGTCGCATCCTGCGTGCCACGCACCCGGACCTGAAGGCGCGGCTCGTCGTAGCCCAACAGCGAGTCAGGCTCGGAGTTCGACGCCTCGTACAGGGTGAGCGCGATGGCCTGGTCGGGGGCGGACGGCATGTCGTCGAGGAAGGTGTCACCGCCGGTGCCGTCCGGGCCGTAGGTGAGCAGGCTCTTCGCAGTGAGGTAGAGGGCGATGCCCTCGGCGAGGTCAGCCACGCAGCCACCTCCGCAGCGAGACTTGCATCAGCCGCAGGACCACGTCCCGCTCCCGGTTCATCGGGATCTCGAGGTACTTCGCCGACCGGCCGGGCAGGTGCTTCCAGGTCAGCTCCTCGTGCTGGCGTCGCGCGTACACGGTGTCGTAGCTGACCGCGCCGTTCAGGCCGTCGCGGACGACCCTGCCCGAGCGTTCCAGCGTGCCCTCCTCGAGAGGCACGATCTTCCCGGACTCGGCGAGCACGTGCTCGAGGCCGCGCTGGAGACCCTCCTCGGCGAGCCTGCGCCCGCGCGAAGTCCACTGCCGTCGCCCGTCGAACCGGAAGCGGGTGTACTGGCTCATACCAGGCTCACCTCCAGGTGTGCGGGCAGCGGCAGCCGTCCGGCATCCCGGCGGGCGACGGTCAGCACGGTGGTGACCCGGCCGGAGGGCAGCGTGACCCTGGACTCCGGCCGGGCGTCCAGGGCGTCCAGGCGGCAGTAGAACTGCGCCGACGAGGTCACCTCGTTGCCGTCCGCCGCGCGCACCATGCGGTTGGTCTCCTCCAGCCAGCACCGCACCGTCACCGGCGCGGCGAACGCTGGCCCCTTGGCGGTGTTGCCCTCGTACGGCTCCACCGTCACCCGATGCTGGAGCCACAAGCCGGGCAGGGTCACCATGTGCCCACCTCGCCGAGGCGGAAAATGTCCGGGGTGAGGTCCATGCCCTGAAGGGCGTCCCACGCCCTCGGAGCGATCTCCCGCGCCGCCGAGGCCGCGCCCGACGCGTTGCCGTCGGACCGCGACATACTGGCCGATCCGAGACTCACCGACGACCAGCCCGCCCCGGCCGCACCGATGGAGTCGCCGACCTCGTCCCACCACTGCGCCTGCGCGCACGCGGCGTCCGCGAACGCCTGCAACACGGTGGCGTTGGAGGGCATGCCCTCGTCGTCGACCTCGTACCAGCACAGCCGGAACACCCGCGCCTCCAGCATGCGGGAAGCGTCCGCCAGCAGCTGGCCGATGCTGTCCGGGGGAGTGGCCCCGGTGTAGGTCTCGTACTGCTCGCTCGTGGCGTACACCCGGGCCATGCGCCACCCCCTACAGGTCCAGGACCGCGACCGTGACGGCCGTGTCCGCCCCGGAGTAGTCGAGCCACACCGCACCGTCCGTACGCCGGAACTCCGGCCCCAGCCGGGGCAGCAGCTTGGCCGCCCCTGCGGCGACGGTGAACGTGGCGTCGGCGATGGCGAGGGCCTGCGCGCCGACCGTGCCCGGCGTCTGCACCGTCACGGTCAGCGTGGTGGAGTCGCCGTTCGCGACGTACAGGCGGCGGCCGGACGCCCACGTGAAGGAGTTGCCGTCGGTGAGTTCGGCGGCAACGTCCACGTCGGCGAGGACGACCCCGGCGGCGGGGACCGTGGTCGGCGCGATCAGCGTGCGGGCCATCAGTCCTCACCCCCGTACGCCTCGATCAACTGATCTTTGGTCATGGACCGGTGATCGCCCGGGTCCTGAGCGTCCGTGTAGGCAACCCATGCCGCCTTGCTCGCGGAGCGGGCCGGACGCTGCACCCCGTCCGGCCCGCTACCGCTCCCCTCACCATCCCCAGGCGGGTCCTCGAGGCGGCGCCAGCCGCCCTCACCAGCAGAGGCCAGCCGCTCCAGGCGGGCCTCTGCGTCGCTGCCGGGGACCGGCCGCACCCGCTCCGCGGTATGCCGGCCGGACCCCCTCACATACGTGGCCATCAGACGGCGAGGCCGTTCATGACGGCGTGCGCCTTCTCGTTGCCGTACTCCAGGCCGATCTCGCCGTACAGCTGCACCTCGTCGGACGCGCCGGTCTTGGCCAGCGGCTCCTCGAACATGACGCCCTTGCCGGGGATGTTCAGGAAGACGGGGCGCAGCTGCTCCAGCGAGGCGACGACGATCGTGTCCTGGGGGACGTGCCGGTCCATCATGACGCCGAGGCGGCCGAAGTCGGTCTCGATCGTCTGGACGTTGACGCCGCCGACGCTCCGGTTCCCCTCCGTGATCATCACGGACTTCCCGTACGCGTCCGCGTATGCCTTCGTGATGGCCCGCTTCTGCGCCGAGTTGACGATCAGGGTCGCGGTGGCCTGCTCGCTGATGCCGCCGTTGTCGTAGGCGAGCTGAAGCAGGTCATCGATGTCGTCGGTGGCCAGCGCGGTCGCTGTCGGCTCGGCGTAGGCGATGCCCGTGGCGGTGCCCAGGGTGATCGCCGTCCCGCCGTTGGTGGTGGACACCTTGAAGGTGTCGGTGGCCACCGCGTCGACGTAGTACACGCGTCCGGCGACGATGCCGGTGGCGTTGCCGGTGTCCCGGAACACGACCTTGTCGCCGTCGGTCAGGCCGTGCGCGGTCGACGTGATCGTGTCCGTCGCCGAGGTCGCGCCCGTCACCTCGGTCGCCTTCGCCACCCGGTTCGTGGTCACCGCCTGCAGCAGGCCCCGCGTCTGGCGTGCCGTCGCGTTCGTCGTCGGGTTCGCGAACTCCCCGTTGATGAACGAGAAGTTGACGTCCAGCGCGATGCTCTTGAGGGCCTGCGCGACCTGCCAGTCCAGCTCGTTCCCCACCGGGTTCGAGCCGTCCACCCCGCGGAACGGGGCGCTCCCCGGGGTAGCGAGCTGCCCGATCGCCGCCTGCTTCGTGTACGAGACGGACACCTTCTCCTGGTGGATCTGGGCCACGTTCCGCACGTTCGCCCGCTTGCGCTCCTCGGCGGTCGGCGCGGTCGCGCCCTCCACCCGGGTGCGCTGCGAAGGGTCCCGCAGGTCGTAGGTCTGCCACTCGAACTCCACGGCGGTCGTCATGCCGCCGCCGGTGAGACCGCCGATGGCCGAGAGCAGCGGGGTGTCCTCGGGCGTGAGGGCGAACAGCTCGCCCGCGTAGTTGGGAAGGTCGAACGTCGTGCCCATCCCGGTGATCCCGGCCATGGTGACTCCTTACGTGGTCGTCGCGGCACGCTGCCGCTTCAGTCGAATGACCTCGGTGAAGTTCCGGGCCGCCATCGCGGCCTCGATCTTCTTGTCGATGGATGCGGCCTGATCGCCGCTGCCGCCGGCCCCGCCCAGGTCCGCACCTGAGCGCCCGGCTCCCCGGCCGCGCAGGCCCGGGTCACGGCCCATGGCCGCTTGCACCGCCTGTTCTACGGCCGTGTTGAACGCCTCCGGGTCGGACGGGTCGAGGCTGTCGATGGACTCGCAGAAAGCGCGGGAATCGAGCAGTCGGTCGGCGTCAGCGCCCAGCCGCGCCGCCGTCCTGTACACGTGCAGCTCGATCGCCGCCGACGCGGCCTGCTCCTGCGCAGAAGTGAGCGCCGTCTGCGACTGCGTGAGCTGGCGGGTCAGCTCCTCCGGGGTGGCTGGCTTGTCGCCCTCCAGCCCCAGCGCGGAACTGATCGTGCCGAGGAGCTCCTGGCGGGCTTCGTTGGCCGCGTTCTCCTTGGCCACGGTGCGGGCCTTGCCAGCCTCTTCCCGCGCGTCCCGGATGACCTTCGCCACCGGGTCCGGGAGAGAGTCGACCTTGCCGTCCCACTGGAACCCCTCCCAGGGGCTCACAACGGGCTGGCCGCCCTGACCGGTACCGCCTGTGTCTGCTCCGGGCGCGCCTTCGTTACCGGGCTGTCCGCCGCCGGATCCGGAGCCGTCTCCGTCCCCTCCGTCGGCATACACGGGGCCGAAAGGGCCAAAGCCGTAGGGGTGTGCCCATCCGGCGCCGTCCAGGCGCACACGGGCGAGGGTGTTCTTGTGCATGGTGCCCTCCAGGGGCATCGAAGGATGGGCCCGCGCCAGGCGGGCCGATAAGCAGAGACCGCAGCGCGGCCCCCATCGGGCTACAGGAACGACGAATTGCCGAACATCCGCCGGCGCTCCGCCTCCGCCTTCTTGAAGGCACGCGCGCGCAGCACTCCGACTCGGTCTGTCTGCGCTTCCTCATCCCCCCAACCGGCGCGCTGCGCCCGGCGGAAGGTCGGGGTATCCCTTGTCAGCCGCTGCTCATAGGCGGAGATAAGGGACCGCTCTTCAGGGGTTGTGACCGGGCGGGCCGGGGCGCCTGGCGCCGCGTTGATCCGGGCCAGCCTCTCCCCTTGCGACAAGGCGGCTGCGGGCTTCGCCGCGTCAGCCTGCGACGTGCCGCCCTGGGCGCCAGCGGAGCGCGTCGCAGATGACTCGGTGGCGCTCCGGCTTTTGCTCTTCCTGCCGCTGGCGGCCAGCTTCGCGAAGGCGCCCTTGCCGTGCTTCTTCCGCCCGATCCATGCGGCGAGCGCTTCCGGGTCCTGAGCGCCTGCCGCGGCAAGCTTTGAAACGAACGCGCTGGCCACAACGTCCTCCTTCGCCTTCGCCTACCGAGCGGCGCCGATCTGCTCGCGCTGCGGTTTGCGGCGCAGATCCGAATGCGCGACCACATGCTCGCGGGCCGCCTTCTGCCACTTACGGACGTACGCGCCCGCACGCTGCCGCGCGGCGTCGTCCATCGCGGCCACCTGCCGGCGCTTCCACGCCCGAATGTGACGCTCGATCTCCCGCTGCCGCTGCGTGTCCTCGTACGACGTGCCCGGCGTCGCGTGATGCGGCGGCCGGGTCGTCACCCCCGGCAGGTACGCGCTGAGGCTGTGGCGGCAGTTCGGATGGAACAGGCCGGCCGCGCGCGCCTCCACCAGGCTCCCGGCGACGTGGACGGCCACCGTTGGCGCCGAACCGCGACGCCGGAGCAGACCGCGGCGGGGCTGCTCCGGCGGGTCCAGGTCTTCCATACGCAGGGTGTGCGGGCCGGACCGGTCGGAAAGGGTGAGGATCTCGCCCTCCCACGGCCGGCACAGTGGGCACTCCAGCGGGGCGTCGGACACCATGACCAGGCCCACCTGGATCTCGGCGAGCGCGTCGATGTGGCCCTCGATGGCGGCGCGGGCGGTGACGGAGCGGACGGCCATCTCCGCGTACGCGGCGAGCTCCCACGTCTTTCCCGCCCGGTCGATGAATCCGCCCACCCCGCGCTGCGCGAAGGCGTCGAGCGCCCGCTGACTGGCCTGGCGTCGGGTGACCGTGCCCAGCAGCGGGCCCGAAGCCACGCGGGTCACGATCCGCCGGTACACGTCCACGACCGCGCGCGTGACCCGCGCGTACACCGGCCGCGTGTCCGCGGCATACGAGGCCGCCAGACGGTCCACCGCCGGCGCACCCGGCAGCACACGGCGGGCCTGGAGCTCGCGGCCGATGTCCAGTGCCCCCAGCTCGGCCACGGCAGCCTGACGGCCGCGACCGTACGCCTCGATCAGCGCCTGCCGTACGGCCCCATCGGCGTCCTGCTGGAGCGCGTCGGTGACCTCCTCCACCGCCTGCCGTAGGTCCCCGATGGAGCGGAGTTTGATCTCTGCCCACAGGGGTGAGTCGATGCCCTCGGCGAGCGCCCTGCTGAGCCGCTCCAGGATGGAGCGTTCGGCGTCCTCGTACAGCATCGCCACGGCGGCGGCGAGGTCCTCGGCCATCGCGGGGGACACAGGCATGGGCTACGCCTCCGGCTCGGTCTCCTCGCCACCAGGGGCGTTGTCCGGTCCGGGCGGCGGGGGGAAACCCTCAGCGCCGGTCAGGGCCGGGTCCGCCACGAGCCTGCCCGTCTCCTCGAGGACCGCCTGAACCTCGGCGTCCACACGGTCGTCGTCCCAGTCCGGGTGGACCATGCGGACGAGCGTCTCCCGTGAGGCAGCCTCAGCCCGGTTTAGCAGCTCGGCCGTGGTGGCCAGCTCCTGCGGGCCCTCGCTGATGCCGTCCTGGAACTCCACCACCGGCCGCTCCAGGTCCAGGCCCCCCCGGCGGAACCGGAACCCGGCCAGCACCGCCAGATACGCGGCCGCGATGTCCCCGACCCCCGGCTTCCAGTACAGCGACTTCCGGCCCGCCGTGCCGAGGGAGCGCCGGTTGCGGGCCTTCACCTCGGTCGCCGTGACCGCCTGCCCGTCCGACTCCCCGAAGTTACTCGCGGAGTAGCCGGCCTGCCGTACGGCCTGCTCCAGCAGGGCCTGGCTCGTGTCCCGGTGCTCGGTCACACGGATGTCGAACTGCACGACCGTGAGCGGGTTCGGGTCGCCCGGCCTTTGCAGCATGTTCAGCCCGGAGTAGATACGCCGATCCTCGTTGAAGGTGGCGCCCTGCCCGGGCCCGAGGGACTGAAGCATGGTGTCGGGGGCGACGATGCGGCCCTTGCCGTTCTGGATGTCCCGCATCCACGAGCTGTAGGTCTCGTCGAGGGCGTCCATCAGGCCCTCGATGCCCTGGAAGTCGGACTGGCCCCAGTACGCGGCCGAGGGGATGTGCCGCCACGCCCTGGCGGGGCGCACGTTGGGCACGTAGGCGGCCGTGAGGTGGTCGGGGGCGCCGGTGTCCAGGCCGCCCTCGGCGTCCACCATGGAGGCGAGCGCGCGGGTGGCGGGGTGGTCGGCGAGCGGCCGTGCCGCCCCCAGCGTGGTCGCTGAGCCCTCGTACAGGCCGTGGAAGATGCGGCCCTTCTCGTGCCGCTCCAGGTGCCGGAACACGCGCCGGTCGGTGTTGTCCTCCGACTCCAGCACGGTCCAGAAGGTGACCGCGACGAGCCGCCCGTACGCGAACTCGGGTGCCGCCCGGTCGGCCGCCACGGTGTCGATCCACGGCCGGTCCGACACCTGGTCGTCCCACACCACCCGCAGATACGCCCCACCCAGGGCCGCGCACACTTCGCCGGCCTCGAGGAGGGTGGCCTGGAGACCGCCCTCCATCAGGCTGTCGAGGGCGGTCTGGGTGTCGTCGGATGCGTCGTCGGCGGCGAGGAGCTTGGGCGGCTCGGAGAACAGCAGCTCCGAGGAGTTGCGGGCGATGTCGGCGGCGAGCGGAACGTGAAGCTTGTCGCGCTTCTCACCTGGGCTGGTGGGGTTGCCCCAGAACCAGCGGGCCAGCTTCCCGACGACGCCGCCCCGGTACTGGGACGGCCGGTCGTCGACGGCCCGGTAGCCGCGGTTGAGGTAGCGGGCCTCCAGCCGGTCCGGTTCGGACGAGTACCAGGCATCCCAGTCGGCGAGGGCATTCTGGACACGCTCGTCGGACGGCGGCCACGTGACGTTGCCAGTGGGCAGAGGCATTACGCGGCCACCTCCAGGAGCATCGGGATGTGCGGCCGCCACAGGGCCTCGGTCGTACGGACGCCGTACCTGAGCGCGTCACAGGAGTGGTCGTCCACCTTGATCGGTTTGTCCTCGCCCTTGTCGGCTGCGTCGTCGTCCCAGGAGTAGCCGGGGATCTCCTCCAGCAGCCCGACCGCCGAGGGGTGGATGCGTAGCCGGTCACCTGCGAACAGGCTGCCGACGGTACGGATGCCGTCGAGGACGGCGTTATCCGCCGGGGTCACGCCGTGGACCCCGTCGCGGTGCAGCTGCTCGATGTACGAGGCCGCCGACGGGTCGACGATGGTCCATTCCGGCTGCACGCCAAGGACGTTGGTCTGCGGCTGCGCCACGGAGGCGAGCCAGCGCCGGCGCTCCTGGCTGTACTCGGTGTCGGTCTTCTTCCGGCGCTGGGCGCGGGAGTCCCACCGGTACTCGGAGACGACGTACAGGCGGCGGTCGACGCCGAGGCCGATCAGCAGGTCGGCGTACGGGTTGGTGGTGCCGTAGTCGATGGCGTCGCACAACCATCGGCTGATG